AATTTTCGCACGCTTAAAATCCTATGCGCGGGTTACAGCACCGCTCACGAGTGCAGATCGAGGCGCAAGCCGTGCTCGAGGCGCGCACGAAATCGGCACGGTTGCCGTGGGCGCGAAAAGGGCTGACGCGCGTCGAGCGGGTGATCGCGTTCCTCGAATTTTTACCGATTACGAAAGGCCGGTTGATCGGCCGGAAAATGCAGCTATTGCCGGGGCAACGGCGATTCATCGAGGCCATTTATGGCGGCACCGGCGTGCGTTTAGCGATCCGTTCTGAACCGCGCGGCAATGGGAAAACCGGCCTCGTCGCGGGGCTGGCGTTGTGTCACCTCGTTGGGCCTGAGGCCGAGCTGCGCGGCGAGTGCTATTCGGCGGCGGTCAATCGCTTGCAGTCGTCGCTCATGTTCGAGGAAATGGCCGCGATCATCGAGGCGGTGCCGGATTTTGCGGCGATCTGCAAGATCATGCGCGGCGGTCAGCGACGTTGCATCGAGGTGACGGCCGGCGAGGGCAAGGGCTCGCGATTCGAGTCGCTGTCGGCCGATGCGCGGCGCGGACATGGCCTGGCGCCGACATTTTGGGCGTATGACGAGCTCGCGCAAACGCGCGACCGCAAGCTGCTCGACGCCTTAAGCACCGGCCTCGGCAAACGGAAGCGGTCGCTCGGGATCATCCTTTCGACGCAGGCTGAGGACGACGAGCATCCGCTGTCGCAACTGATCGACGACGGGCTCGGCGGCATCGATCCGTCGATCCATGTCGATTTGACGTGCGCGCCGGCGGATGCCGACGTTTACGACGAGGCGGTGATACGCGCGTGCAACCCGGCGATCGACGTGTTCCTCGACGCCAAGGTGCTTCTCGACGAGGCGCGCCAGGCGCGGCGGTTGACGGCGGCCGAGAGTGCTTTCCGCAATTTGCGCTGCAATCAGCGGATTGCGAGCGCGCCCGACATGCTTGTGACGCCGAGCGAGTGGGCGACGGGCAACGGTGCGATCGATCTCGCGCTGTTCCGCAGCGGGCGGCCGGTTTATGCCGGCCTCGATCTGTCGGCGCGGCTCGATCTCACGGCGATGGTGCTCGCGGTCGAGGATGATGCGCGACGCATGCACCTCTTGCCGCTTGCGTGGACGCCGGAAAAGACGCTGGCGACGCGGGCGACGCGCGATGCCGCGCCGTATGACACCTGGCACCGCAAGGGTTTTCTGCGCGCGACGCCGGGCCTGGCGATCGATTATGACTATGTGCTCGGCGACATTGCCGAGCTCGTCGAGGGCATGAACCTCGCCGCGGTCAATTATGACGCCTGGAATATCAACGCGCTGAAAATGGCGTGCGCGCGGATCGGCATGGTGTTGCCGCTCGTGCCATTCGTGCAGGGTTTCAAGAGCTACTCGCCGGCGATCTCTGAATTTCGCGTGGCGGCCGTCGAGGGCCGCCTGCAGCACGGCGGGCACCCGGTGCTGCGGTGGTGCATTTCAAATACGGTGGTCGTGCGCGGGCCCGCCGGCACGCCGCAACAGAATCTCAAGCCAGACAAGCGTCGCACCTATGGCCGCATCGATCTTGCGGTGGCCGCGCTGATGGCGGTCGGCGGCATGAAGGTCACTGCCGAGCCGGCGGTCGACGTGCAGGCGCTGATCGCCTGAACCTCATCGGACAATCCGCCATGACGCTCGCCGCCAATCTGCAGGCGCTTTTGCGCGACGCCGTTCCGCTGCCGCCGGATGCGCGGTTTCAAACCCGCGCGGCCGAGTCGGCGGCCGGTAACGATCCGCTCGAATTCGTGATGAGCGATGACACGATCGACCGCATGGGCGACGTGATCGACCAGGCGGGATGGCAGCTCGCGCATTTCCGCCGCTCGCCGGTGGCGCTGTTCAATCATGATCGCAACCAGGTGATCGGCCGGTGGCGCGATGTCGCCGTGCGCGGTGGTCGCCTGACGGGTTTCCTCGAGCTCGCCGACGAGGGCACCTCGTCGCTCGTCGACTCGATCCGCAAGCTCGTCGCCCAAAAAATCCTGCGCGCGGTGTCGGTCGGTTTCCGCGCGCTCGGCAAGGAAAAGCTTACCGAAAAATCCGACGAGTATTTCGGCCCGTTCCGTTTCACCAAGGCCGAGCTGCTCGAATGTTCCCTGGTGTCGGTGCCGGCCAATCCGCACGCGCTTGCCGTCGCCAAGGGGATGCCGCCTGAAATCTGCTCGATCGTGTTCGGCGAGCACGCCGCACCGCACGCATCGCGCTCATCGGCAAGCATGCCGAAACCTCTCGTGCAGAAGAGCACGACAATGCAGCTTCAAACCGGAACTCTGGCGCAAAAGATCAATGTTGCGCATACGACTCTGACGGCCTTGCGGGATCGGCTCGCCGAAATCGCCGGCAAGGACAATCCAACGCATGAGGAGGAGCAGCAAGGCGACGAGCTGCCCGGCGAAATCGAGAAGGCCGAGGCGCACCTCGAGCGCCTCGAGCGGCAGGAACGCGCGCTCGCGGGCCGAACCATCGGCGGTGCACCAACCCGCACTGAGCCGGCGCAGCCCGAGGTGAAGCAGGGCGAGATCATCGTGCCCGAGCGGCGCGGTGCGATCGCCTTTGCGGCGCCGAAACAGAAGATCGAGCCGGCGGATTACATGTTCCGCGCGCTCGCCTGCTGGCACGGATCGCAGGCGTTGCGCGAGCCACTCGACAAAGTGTTGCAGGATAAATACCGGAATGACGAATTCACCGGCGCTGTCCTGCGCGCCGCCGTCAATCCGGCGCAAACATCGGTCGCGACGTGGGCGGCCGAGCTCACGTCAACCGTGAATGTCGGATTCCTTGATCGGCTGATTCCGAATTTCATCTACCCGGCGCTCGCCGCAGCGGGCGCCCGGTACACGTTCGGAAACAACATGACGCTGCGGATTCCGACACGCACAACAACGAATACCGTTAACGGCTCGTGGGTCGGTGAAGGGTCGCCCAAGCCGGTGCGGCGCGCATCGTTCGCCCTGGTGACGCTGACGCCGTTCAAGCTCGCGGTAATCAGCACGTTCACCGAAGAGATGGCGCTCTATTCGGTGCCGGCAATCGAAGGGATCATCCGGCAAGCCATGTCGGACGACACCGGCATCGCGCTTGACGGGTATCTGATCGATGCCACAGCGGCGAGCGCGACGCGGCCGGCCGGTCTGCTCAACGGCGTCTCGGCGATCACCGCCTCGGCGGCGGCAACGCGCGCCGAGCGGATCGTCGCCGATCTGTCGGCACTGGTGACCGCGATCATTGCGGCCGGCGGTGGCCGGTCGATCGTGTTCCTGATGAATCCGGCGCAAGTGATGTCGCTCGGCATCTCGCAAACGACGACGGGCGATTTCCTGTTCGGCGATTCGGCGGCCGCGGCGAGCAAATTCGGCGGCCGGATCATCTCGTCGCTCACCGTGCCCGAGGGCCGCGTGATCGCGATCGACGCCGCCGACTTTGCGACGGCAACCGGCGATGCGCCGCGGTTTGCCGTCTCGACCGAGGCGACGCTGCATGAGGAAGATACGACGCCGCTCGCCATCGGCACCGCCGGCACGCCGAACGTCGTCGCGGCGCCGGTGCGGTCGCTGTTCCAGACCGACGCCGTTGCCATCCGCATGGTGCTCTACATCACGTGGGCGATGCGGCGCACCGGCATGGTGCAAACGATCGCCAATGTCGACTGGTGACGCATGAAAGCGGGGCACGTTTGCAGCGTGCCCCGTTCTCCTTGGGAAAGGATGCCCCCATGAGCGAAATCAAGCGAGTGGACGTGATCCTCGGCCCGTATCGCGGCCGCATGCTCGATCTGCCGGCGGCCGATGCCGACCAGGCGGTCAATGATCATTGGGCGCGCGCTCCGGCGGTGCTGCCGGCGGACGAGCCGCATGTGCCGTTGACCGAGGAGGAGCGCGCGAATGCCTACCAAGCGGCGACGGCCTACGCACAAGGGCTTTGGTACGGCCAGCCCGCCGCACCGCCCGAAACGGAAACCGGCAGCGACGCCGAATCCGGCAGCGACGCCGAATCCGGCAGCGGCGGCTACATCGCACCACGCCGAGGGCGCCGCCGATAAGGCGCTCACTGCGGCAACCGACAGGCCGGGTTATCTCACGCGCGACATGCGCTCGAAATGAACCTGCTGCAGCGCATCGCCGGCGTATTTCGCACCAAGGCGAATCCCGCCGGCGAGGGCAATTGGCATTCGGGCCCGTATCGCGTGAGCGGCGGGATTCTGCCGTGGTCCTCGGTGCCGTGGAATTTTTGGCAATGCGATCTCGATCCGGTCGGCTATCCGGCGAGCTCGATCGTCGAGGCATGTGTCTGGGCCTATATCCGCGCCATCGCGCAATTGCCGGGCTCTCACAAGCGCGAGATCGCCGACGGCGGCACCGAGACGATCACCACCTCGGCGCTCTCGCGCCTGTTGCGCACGCCGAACGGCTACCAGACGCCGAGCGATTTCCTCGTGCATCTGATCCGGTCGCTGCTCTACACCGGCAACAGCTATTGGATCGCGCAGCGCAACGAGCGCCGCGAGGTCGTGGCGCTGCATTGGACCGA